TTAGATTCATTGGTTTTAGGGTTTTGCATATATTGACGTAATTTATCTTTACTAAATACAGTAAATGTTCTTGTTTCTGTTTTAGTTAAATCAATAAGCTGTACGGCTTGCTTTACTTGAGCGAATTTTTCTTGTAATGCCTGTTGTTTAAGAGCATAATTTTTTATCTCTTGAGTTGTTTTTTCCTCTTTAATAGCCAATGTCTCACCTCCTAACTAAACATTTTTCTTACTACACCTTTACGAATAGGCATAGCAGCAGCTATATTTTCTTTTTTGGGACGTTTCTTATTTTTAATATGTTCTCTACGAAGTTCTGAGAGTCCATAACAGAGCATTGAGAAACAATACGAACGATCATCATGCAATTTGTTTTGCTTCTCTGTAGACAGTTCAAAGCCATCTTTACCAGATTCTCGTTTCTTTCGTACCATATTAACCATTTCCTCCTTTAGTGAGTCGATCTGTACTAGACCAAGTTCCTCATCAGGAGATAGTTTATAAATTTTAGTTGAGGCCAAATTTCTTTCTTGAAGTTCTTCTTCAACTAAACGATCTAATTCACCTTTAGACATAGATTTATCTTTATACTTAGCAATTAAATCTTTTTTTGCTTTTGCCATTTCTTTTTCGTCTATATCTAGCATTGTTAAATATCCTTTATTATCATACTCAGCAGTGAAATCTATGAGATCAAGTCTCATCATTTCAATAGCAGCTTCATAGATAATAGATTTATACATAGTAGGCGGTAATAATTTAATTTTATCTACAGCATTAGGAAATTTTTTGACATAATCAGACGACTGTTCTTTATCTATAAGACCTCTATGTAAATATTTCTGTTCACCTTCATGTCCTTCTTCATACCAATCTTCCATAAGATAATCTGCAATATTAACACCGGCACCACCAGAACCAGCATCTATAAAGATATTACTTATGTTTGTATAGTCATCGACTCCATCACCGTTATAGTCAAGAATCAGTTGTTTCAGTTTCTTGACCTGTTCAGGTGTACGCATAGGAGTTTTATTCTTTTTACTAAGATCCATAAAATTAATACCATTAGCAATACGCATTCTCCAATTGTCTGAAGAATCTTTATAATATTCTCCAACAAGGACAAAAGAGTTATCCATAGATCTAGCTGGATCATATGCTAAGGCAAAAAGTCTGTCTTTTGTATCATTAAACATAATTGGGGGACGGATAGTAGAATTTTTTACTATCATAGAACGTTTGAAGATGGCATCTGCACCGCCATCAGAAGTGAATATATTGTAATACTCACGAAGAGCTTTTTCTTTATTTTCACGCATTGCATTGTCAACCTTTTCTTTGGTTAACAGAGATGCTGGATAAATCTTACCTCTATATGTAGCATTAAACATAATTTCACAGTTGATATCTGCTACAAAATGGTCTTTGGAACCCCAGATCATAGCTTTACTGTATTCTTTATACTTTTTATAAAAGTAAGAATCAGTAGTGCTGGCGCTTGAAGTGTAGAGTAATTGGTTAGGCAATTCTTTAGGAAGAGTAGTTACATTTACACTTCCACCCATTTTAAAGTTCTTATCCTGAGCTGTATATGGTTCAATAACCTGAAATACTTCTTCGTCCAGGAAACCAGATTCATCAAAACAAACTGCTTCCGCACGTTTTCCTCTTTTCGCGTTGACGTTACTGTTAAGTGTTTTAACAAAGCTACCATTATACAATCTATAAGTAAAACCTGCAGGATTTCTTATAAAACCATCATTATTGGTCATATTAATGACAACTTCATTCCTGAATACATCAGTTAATCCAGTGAATGACTCAATTTCATTTTTAGCGATAGATACAATCTTTTCAAAAGTTTCTATGGATTGGTCACTGGTGCCAGCGCATATATAACATCTACAATTATTAAGAAGCATACCTCTTGTCATGTAATATAATGCAAGCAATGTCGATTTTCCATAATTTCTGGTACATAACCATAGAGCATACATCTTATCCCAAGAATTCATAAATGTATAGGTCTGCACATCAAGAAGGTCAACGCCTATGAATCTTTCCATAAATTTGGTTGGATTTCTTAATCCCCATTGTTTAATTTCAGAAAGTTTCTGCATTCCTTCCATTTTTCGTTGAGAAATGATTTCTTCTGTAGGCTTAACAAAAATAGTAGGTGTATCTGGAACCCATATACCAGAATCAGTCTGTTTCATTCCACAATCACCTCATCATTTTCATCAATCAATTTCTTATCTCTGAGGAAATTTTTTAGATCATCGTTCTCTCTACGAAGAATACGTGCTTCTTCAACCGCAGCATCACATTTATTTTCTAATTCCAACACCTTCTGACGTTGGGTAGATATCATTTCAGTATAGTCATTTTCATCTAAAGCCAACTGTTTCATGATTGCAGCAGTACTGGCTTCCGCAACCTGAAGCATACCTTGAGAAGTTCCTATATCAAAAGCATTTACTTCCTGTTCACGAAGCTTCATTTCCTTAAGCTCTTTTACTTTCCCGGTCCAGGTATTAGCACCTTTAGTATTATGATTGCTATGCTTAATACTAATTCCATTATCACGAGCCAAATCAAGAGTAGTTTTCATAATGTCTTTTTTAGTGGCTTCGAGAGCTTTGATAGTAGCAGAATTTTTTATAATAGATTCTGGAGTTTTCTGCAGAGCATTAATTACAGTATTGATTTTTTCAGATTGGTTAAGACTATGTACAATCTCTACACAGGCACCTAACTTCAATTCATCGTCTTGCGTACTTTCATCGAGGAAACCTACTAATTTTCCATACATTAATGGTTTATCTGCATCAGCAGCAGATTCGAATGGATCATAACCAAGAGCTGAAATAACAGTTCTTTTATTGGTTTTATACATTTTTTTTACTTCATCAGAGTTATCTACAGACCCAATAGACGGTAGAAGAGTAGAACTATTGCCACAATCACCATCTTTCCAAGTTAATGTATTATATTGTGGCATAGATATATTTTTTATATAACTAGTCCAGGTATTATTTTTGGGCCGACCAGACATAGTGTTAGCAGCTTCAAGAATAGATTCATCATAAAGCTTTTGAAAGAAAGGTTTGTCTAAATATCTGAGCGCTAACTGGACACTCTGTTCATCAGGGGCTTTCTTATTGCCTTTTAAATCTTCAGAATATGCCAACTTTGCTGCACACATTTTACATATTCTTGTCACACCAGTAGTACATAGAGGATCTGTACTTTTATAAAAGTCGGAAGCATCTTTCAGCTTTCCACACATATTACATGTAAATTTAGTACGCCCTACTTCATAGAGAGCTTCATCAATAGCACGATCAATAACTTTTTGAGCAGGTGCTTTAGGTTTTGCTCTTGGTACAGGCTTTTTTTCAACTTCTTGTGCCACTAGAGCACCTCCTTTTTATCCAATTAAAAAAGATACCGAAGTATCTTAGTAATAGCAGGTATGGGAGTTGAACCCATCTACAAGCCCTATGAAAGCTCCGAGGAACCGATCCTACGTAACCTGCGGTATTTGTAGACTCAAAAGGCTCATTATCTGTTGCAATCAGAGACAAAACCTTCTAATAAACCTAATCCATGCGTATACACATCTCATAGTAAAACTTATCTACTTGTTTTATGGAATTTTGATTTAATTTGTCAACCTCATGGGAGAAGAGTGATTCGAACACTCAAAGCAATTGCAACGGTTTTACAGACCGCCGTAGATCTCCATCTCTACCGTTCTCCCGGACGTTGCGTTAGGGATTCGAACCCCAGAGGCTTTTACACCCAGACAGTTTTCAAGACTGCACCCTCGACCTACCGGACACGCAACATTAATCTGTCTTTCCAGATTGTTAGGCCGCTCCGCAGCCATTTCCTAATTATAAGTAAAAGGCAGGAGAGTAGTCCTGCCTTTCAACCGGAATCAATCCGGTTATCTTTATATTCATGATATGCTACAATCACATAACCAAGAGTTACATGGTAGGATTTTCACCTACGAATTCCCACAGGAGGTGGGCTGTAATCTACATATCTTGTAACGCAAAGCAGAGTAATCGAAACTCAATCCTGTCGGATCACACGACTTAGCAGGTCGGTTCCACACCTTGTGAATTTACTTTGCAGAATAGGAGGGGGGAGTTCCAGTTCTCCCCAAAGAAACAACTATACGGAAAATGACATTTGAGATTACCCACAACTCTCAAATATACAAACATCCGGTACGGGAATTGAACCCATGTTACTGCATTGAAAGCGCAGTGTCTTAACCGCTAGACTAACCGGACAAATCGCCAACCTGGAATTCACCAGGTCAGCAATTTAATATTTATTTCACTGCATCTTTTAATGCTTTTCCGGCTTTGAATTTAGGTGCAAGATGAGCTTCTGTCATCATAGTTTCTCCCGTCTGCGGATTACGACACTCTCTAGCAGCTCTTTCAACAACTGAGAAAGAACCGAATCCTGTGAATGCTACTTTTCCTCCGCTTGCCAGTTCATTAGTGATAACCTGAAGAAATGCGTCAACCATTGCTCCAGTATCTTTCTTTGTGATTCCTGTTGTTTCTGCTACTTTTGTAATAACTTCTGCTTTTGTCATAATAATTATTTCTCCTTTTATTCTTTATTATTTACTACGGCATATCTAAATTTATAGCCGTGAGTTTGTTTTAGTTTTCCTTTACACACCTTGCTTATAGAAGATGGATCTAAATTTAATTCTTTAGCTGCTTGACTAATACTTTCATAATTATTGATAATTTCTCCAGAAGAGGAGATTCGATCTATAGATTTTAGGGTAGAATCTTTATAATTCTTTCTTTGATGTAATCTATAAGAAATAATTTCATCAGTGGTCATATCCTTAATGTCATTGAAATACATAAAAATATATCCATGACATGTATTGTTTTTCCCTGATGCAGTTTTAGAAATGTTTGTGGAAGCTATGCCATTAGCTCTGGCACAGTCCTGTACGCTTACATAATACTCTAACACTTCATAGTTAGTATCTAACTTTATAATAGGTACAGTTTCGTCTACACCATTAGAAAGCATTCCAAAATTTTTAGGAATACAGTTTCTATTATAAGCTTTGTAACCTACCAAGCCTGATCCACCAAGAGTCATATTATACCCATAATTATATGTATCTAATGTAGCTATCCAATAAATTTCTTTAATATCTAACTCGTCAGGTTGGCATTCTTCAAGTATATAAAAATCAAAGTTCTCAACACCGTATTTATCCATTGCTCTATAAAGAAATGTATCTCTTACTAAAGAACTTGTATGTCTATGCTGAGTCCATCGTGATTTAATATCAATAGATTGACCAACATACTTTTTGTGATTTATTTTATTCTCAATGCAATATATACCACAGGACACTCAACATCAGTCCTCTACAGGGACCTCTGTTTTTTCTGTGACAGCTAAATCAAAAATACAGCCTTCAAATGTATTCTTTAGTGCATTGATAAGATCAACTACCTCGCCATCTACGTAAACAGATCCCTGTTCATCAATTGTAGCCTTCTTGATTTTCATCTGGGTAGTAGTTGTTGTTTTAATTTCTACTCCATTCATCCTTTTCTTCCTTTCACTCTTTCCCACAATTTTAAAGCTTCTCTGTACTCTTTAATATTATCTTTCCTCCAACGAGCACTGTAACGTGCAGAGAATTTTAAAGTAGGTTCTATTGTTTTAATTTCTCCGTCAGGCATCTTTTTCTCATGACTTGGTACTAATTTACTAAACATACCAAATCCTGTGAACAGTCGAATTTCTACATCCTTATGTTCATTTGCTGACAGGAGTAAATCATACACAGTTTCTTCTAAAGCTTCATATATTTCAGCTATATTTTCTTCTTGATAGCCTGTTTTTTCTGAAACCTTAGCAATCAATTCTTTTTTGGAATATTTCATAATATTTCATCAATAGGGCAGTCAACGCCAACAATAGTATCAACAATTCCCAATTCTTTAGCTTCTTCTGGGAACATATAATATTCTCGATCAGCAATACCGTCTAAAAAATCTTTGGTAATAGAAGTATTGGCATATACAAGTTCGGCTAATCTTTCATCACATTTATTATAAAAATTCATGATGTCATTTGCTTTTCTGGAAGTCTGCATAATACCGGTTTGTCCGTCATGAATACAAATTGTACTATTAGGAAAGATATATGATTTATCACAGACCATTGGAATATAACTTGCCATACTTGCAGCCATTCCAATTATTAAGCAATAAACAGGTGTGATACTATGTTTAATACAATCAATGAGTCCCATTCCGAAGTTTACGACTCCACCTACTGAATTTAAAATAATCCAAATAGGCTTTCTTTTATCTTCAGGAACATCTTTATCTTCCTGATTATATTTCAAAATATATAAACAGATGGACTCTAATAGATTGTTATTGATTTCATCGTTAATGATTAATCTACGATTGTCATAGTTGCTTTTGATGATATCAGCAACTAATTCATCTACTCCACTTTTCATAATTGGAAAATCAAATAATTCTTCCATATGTTTCTCCTTGTAATCCTTATATTTTTAGAAGTGATCCTTTTCGAAAAGATCAGCGAAGAGTTTACTGGTTTCTGATCGCACATCTTCTCCAAGATAGATACATCCAAATTTTTCATTTCCTTTAAACTCATTGCACATTTTAATGAGAGGATTATTAATCGTTTTACTTAACAGGGATTGTTTATAATCACCTGCAAGATAAATTTTACTGTTCTCTCCGAGTCGTGTACCAATAAGTTTAATTTGACTTTCTGATAAATCTTCTGCTTCATCACAGAGAATAACAGTGTCATTATAAGTAGTACCTTTCATAAAGAACGGTACATTAGTATCTAACACACCAGATACTTTCAAACTCTGTAATTCAAACTCTCCGCCATTAAGAGACTGAGAGAGTGGTTCAAAGAATCTCCCAACTTTATCTTCCATGTCGCCTGGAAGGAATCCGATCTCTTTACCATCACCAGAAACTTCTCGTACACCTAAGATTTTACTATTTCTGCCTTTCTCCTTTACATTGTATAGTGCCATTTGCATAGAAAGATAAGTTTTTCCGCTGCCGTAACCACCGAGAATAGCCGCAATAGTGATATCTGGATTATTCAAAATATCTAATGCACAACGTTGTAAGGAGTTTTTTGCTTTAATAAATTTGGAAGATGGCAGTTTTAATGCCACAAACCCCTGACCGTCATAGCGCATTTCTTTAGTGGTGCCATCATCGGTATTTTCAATAATGAGATATTCATTGATATGCCAAGTTGAATAATCTAGTTCAGCCATGGCCTGATTGATAGCATTAGTATCACCTTTAATTACTTTATATCCTTTATATATCTCGTTAGTAGGCTCTACGATTCCATACACTGGCAGGTTAAAGACTTTTCTTGCAATATTTTTGCAGCACAAATCATCTGAAATGAATTCAATATCCTGAGCTTTAGATAGAGTATAAGCACTAAAAACAATCCTGTTGTCTGGTCTGACTGGATCCAATTCGAAATTTAACAGCTGTTTTTCCATTTCAAAATTATAATTTATTACGGAATACTGATCATGATTCTGATCTAAAAGACGAGCTATATGTCTAGCTTTGTATTTGATATCCTCATCTTTCCGAGAGGATGTTTTGATATTTTCGATTTCTCTAAGAGTTTCATCAGAGATGAAGAATCTTTCTTTGAATGCTGCCTCCTGGAGATTCAGGAGAGCATTAGTATCATAAAATTTAGTAATAGTTAGGCACTCCTTTACAGTGATTTTGCTTTATCAGCATAGTAGTCCTCAATATATCTGTTATTGCCTGAGGTCTTATAATATCCTACATGATATCCTTTTTTATTAATGTAACCTTTGTGCGTGTTTCTAATGATACCTTTGTCCATTAGTTTTTCAATTTCTTTCTTAGAAATCGGTTTAATAATAATCAACTCTTTCTATAATTTATTTTTTATTAAATAGATGTTCGTAGATTTCCATACCCCTGTCATTCAGCATCCTGTAGTAAGGTTCCTGAGAAGACTCCCCATTTCTTCTCACAGTCACACCGGAACAGGCTGCGTTGTCACAGCGGAGGATATTTACGCCATCTACTTTTTTCAATGTTTTCCCACAGACAGGACATTTTCCTAAAAATTTCTGTCTGGCAAAATAAAGTCTATTATTGTTTTTCATCCTTATATCTTCCCTTTCATATATACTCAATCAACGAAATCTCGCAAACGCGCCTGTAGAGCGCATTTGCGGAGACATTGGTTTAGTTTGATAGCGTTACATATGCCTTTTTTCTCTATGTTTAGCAACTCTTTGACGAGTTTTTTCTAAGTCAATAATATTTTGACATTCGGAACAAAGTACAGAACGATTATTTTTAGATACTGCAATAAATTCTTTACCGCAACAATCACACGTAATAAGTTTTGTTTCATCCTTGGCACTTTTATTCTGGCAATCGGTGCAATAAGGTGAACCGCCTTTAGAATATTTCACTTTATACGGCTTCCCGCAGCGTTTACACAGCTTTATCTTAGACTTCGGGCCCAAGTTCTGATACTGATAGCCCAACTCACGCATATCTGTAATTTTAAGCACCGGATCAGACTCATTATCAACAAATGTGATTCTTATATTGAAGCGAGTTATCTTTTTACTCACTTCAACCAACCCCAATTCCTTTAAGTCATAAATTATGTACGGACGATCATCTACTTTACAAGTTACTCTGGCAAGGTTGAAATATACGTCCATAGAATAATTGATCCAGTTATTATTGGTTTCTGATTTTAGATTGTTAAACTTGGCAATGACTAAAAGAGTGAATGCAAGTCTTTCCCTGGCAGGATTCTTGATTTCCTTGATGGTATCTAACTCTTTCTGCGTAATAGGTATATAATCAATGTTCAACAGATCTCTCTTCTTAGCTTTACCAATACATTTGTCTATAAATGAGTACCAGTTATTGATATCAAAATCAGAATCTACTTTGGAAGCAAATTCTTCTATACCATTATAAATTTCTTTCTGAGTATACTTTTCCTGATACATATATCTAGTTAGAAGAGCTATGTTTGCTCCTAAATCTTTAGGGCTACAATCACCGAGTTCTAACATTTTTTCTATATATTGTTTTTCGTTGAGTATTAAATCCATTATTCTTCGCCTTTCATTTTTACTTTTTTCATTGAGAAGTGTTCGCCGCAAAACTCTATATCACCGTCTGGATCCTTTACAGGAAACTGCGCATAACCATCTGTTCGAGAAAGAAGGTTATCAATAATAGTATCTCCGGACATCTCCCAGACGAAAGTTTTACCCTTTTTTGTGTTATATCCCAAATCAACCAGAATGTTACAAAGCTTTTCTGCGTCTGGAACATATTCTGCACACTCTGATTCAAAAGTCATTCCAATAGGAGTTAAAGAAGTATCTTCATACACAGAGCTATGGCGACTCATTCTGTTTGCATAAGTTTTGTTATATTTATCATAGATACGTTTTATAAAAGCCTTATCCTTATTTGTGTAGGTGGCATCTGACTTCAGAATAGAACTGTCAAACGGTACCTTACTTTCTTTTACATCAGCCAGTGTTTTCTCAATTTCCCAACAGAGTTCATTGACTACACAGGTTTCTGCATTGACTGGATAGAATTCTTTATAGAATTTAAGAAACTCTGCCTGTTCTTCAGTCAACTCTTGTGATGACAGCAGCTCTTCCAGTGGAATATTAAATCTGGACCTGCTCACGGCATCCGATGTTTTGATGTAGTCTTTGTATTCTTTCATAAGAGTAGGGTAGTTGTAGATGAAGAAGTACGGCTTCTTATCTGCACAAATTCTCTGATTGAATTCCTTCTTAGATATTTCTTCTTGTGTATCTGTTTCTTCTATACGGTTGTAGCTATTATCATACCAATGTTTTGGCATAGGTTTAGCGATGATTCCTTTAGCTTTATCAATAGAGTTCTGTTGGAACATCTGCCCACACAATATCCTGTAGTCTAAGACTTTATATTCCTCACTGTCTTTCGGGAACCTTGCCTGTAAGCATATCTGTGAAGTGATAACATTAGTAATAGAACCAATCGCATCACCGAAAGAACCTTTATTAGCTTGTATCATATCTGTCTCAGTCGGAACTACCTTGTTTCCTTTGCGCTGAATACAATAGATCGGAGGTAAGTTTTCTGTATGCTTAAGTAAGATGTCATTATTAGTAGTGAACATTAAATCTCCATCGCAGTCGGCTCCATTGAGAGCTTCCTTAGTACTATCCCATGAGTTTAACAACATACATGTGTTTATATATCTATACCAATAAGTCATATCAGGAGTCCCTACTATCTTAAGCTTACGCACATTGTATTTGCTTGTCATAGGTGCTCTGAAGCAGCAGACCTCGCTGACTCCTCGATCAAGCCAATGTTTATGCCAGCATTCCCCAGCATGGAGTAATCCTGTGACCGGTAAACCAAAGATACTCTGCATCAAGCTATACGGATCCCCTCCAATGATGGCAAAGTTACCCCTTACTTTGAGTACACCAATCTTGGCCTGTCTGATTTTTTTCTTTATCATATTGTAGATTCTGTCTCTGATGTAAGGATCATGAATCATCTGTGGCTCAATCATGAGAGCATTGATATACGGTTCTTCATCAATATAGGAATCTTCTGTAAGATTTGTTCCTCTCAGAAATAGGAGTGACTTCCTGTAGTCTAATCCAAGGATTTCTTGAATTTCTTCTACTGTAGGACGGACCAATTCAGTTACTTCTTCCGGTGTAAGGTGGTAATTCTGCAGGAACTGGTAATTTGTGCTTCTGTACTCATCAAGTCTTGCAGGAGCAGTCTTGGCTATAGATATTTGATAATGATATTTTTCTATATTGGACCAGTAATCTTCGAAAGAAGAGTAGGAATCCCATAATTTAAGCATAGAAGTAGTAATAATCAGTTCAGACTCTCTGATATCTCTCATATCTCCCCAGGCATCTTTTATATAGAAGTTTTTCGCTATAGATTCCCCAAAAGCTAAGTAATCCATTGTGAAAACCATGCCCTTTGTCCATGGAAGTCCTCTGAGATTACAGCCAGATAAAAAATCTTCTTCTTCGTCAAGCTCTCTTGCCCAACGGTAAGAGAGTGATGGAAGCATGATTCCGTAACCGTCTGATTCCGTAAGCTCTATTTCTTGATCCTTGAGGAACTCTACTATTGGTTCATCAGACTGAGAGTCATCTACACGAATAATGTCTTCTGTGAAATGAGTAATGCAGTCAGGAACGACTATGATCCCTTTTGGCATACTTACTGGAATACTACCGGAACAGATCAGTGCCTGGTACGCTTCAAGTTTAGCTGGCACAAATTTTTGTTCTAGGTTCCTGCCGCAACAGAGACGCTCATAGAGCTGGGGATATAGTCTTTCAGAGACATAAACAATAGTAGAATTCTTTACACCCCCGTTGGTGCCTAGGAGTCTGTGATATTTTATTCCATTGATAGAAAAGCCTTTATTGGCTCTGTTATAATCAGACATTTTATCAATGATCAGACACATGTAATCTGGAACAAATTGAAGATTATAGAATCTTTTATAGAGATTTGCTATGAGAGTATCTTTCTTAGAAGAATCAGATTTTTTGAGACGCTTGATTTCTTTCTTTATATAAGAAGCTTCTTCTTCTCTGGCTTCACTGGTGTCTCCGTTGAGTTCATCAATGAATCTGAGAATCTGGCTATCAGACAGAGAAATAATGTCTTCTGTGTTTAGAGCTTCCTCTAATGGATATTCTAGCTTCCAGCGTGATCTGCGAAGACGTTCACTGTGGAGCTTGAATAAGTATCTTTTACATTTTTTCTGCTTTGCTATTGTAATCATTCCTTTCTTTGGTAGCGAGCTATGAGGGTCTTACTTTCTTTCTCTCACTCGCTTCGCTCATTCGTTCAATCAGTTCGAGTTGGATTTATTACACCTGTAAAAAACAACAATTATTA